CTACTATTCCGCAAGGGCAATATGGGAGCGTTTGCGTTGGCAGTCTTTGATAGAAGACACCGATCCAGACTTTAAGCTTTCCGATTCTAGTATGCCATTTGTTTCATGGCTTTCTATGGAAGCTGAACCAGAGATGGAGGATATGTTTCAAAAGCGGTTGGCAAAGAGTATGCAAAAAGAGCAGTTAAAAATAGAAGCTGCGCGTTTGCTCGAACAGTATAACTAATTTTGTGAGTTATGAAAAATAAACGTAAAGCAAAACTAGGACGGTTGTTTGTAGTAGCGAACGACCGCAAGCACAAGGCAGCCAACAGGTCGTATATCTTTACGTACCTTGAAGGCAGATACAGACCCGTCCCTCATCTGTTCACGGACAGTCAGCTAAAGGAGGCCAGAGAACGGGCGTTCAACAACATAGAGGACTGTCTGCCTCTGTCTAAATGGTGGCAGTTCTGGAAATAATTTCCCTATGAGTGTAGGGGATACGTGTACGATACACTACAATAAACATAAACTACGATACATAATAACAAATGGCTAAGATCAGTCTAAAAGGTATTACGGAAAGTTCGGGTAGGCCTTACCTCCCGAACGGTACATACACGCTTCGCATTGTCGAGGCAGAGCGCAAGGTCAGCAGCAAGGGCAACGACATGGTTGCCATTGTAACTGAAGTTGTAGAACCCGCAGAGGTTAACGGGCCTAGTGGCTTTGTTGAGATCAGCGGTGTTCAAGTTAGGGACTACCCTCTGATTCCATCTCGGAGTCTGAAGGAGTACCACAAAATCTTCGACCTGCCCGACGAGTTCGAGCTAGAAGATTACGACGAGATCGCAGAGGGTCTCAAGGGTAAAGCATTTAAGGCTGTACTCTACACGAAGTCTGAGTCTAGAATGGACGAGATCACAGGTGACCCTATGATCGACCCTATAACTGGGCAACCGTTAGCGAGTTATCGCTACAACGTGGAACGCAGGCTAGAAGCTGCTGAAGACCACGATATGTCTGGGTTCTAGTCTCTAACGAGGTTTGCGGTATGGTACGCAGAGAGATTCTGCGGCGGGTTTATGACATTCTGTTATTCCCCTCTGAAACAAACGCAAGCCTCACTTACAGAAAATACTTATGAAAAAGATTGGAACGAAACCTAGGTCGGATAGCAGGGTCAAACGGTACATCCCTCTGATGATACCCGAAACCCTACACCGTAAACTAAAGACAAAAGCCAGAGACAAGCGTATGCGCCTCAATCAATACGGGCCGCGCCTACTGGCCAAAGCACTACGAAACGACGATGACAGTTATTGAACAAGTAAAGCAGGAGCTAGAAAGCTTGGCTCCCAAAGAAACACAGGCTTGTGAGGCACTAGCGCACAGGTTAAAGGAACTAATGGCTAAGGTTTTGGTCGTCGGGTATAAGTCCGGCTTCCAAGATGCGGCAGCCTTGGTTGTATCCTACGTTGACGGTCACTTCAAGGACAACAAGGAATTCAATAAGGAGTCCGAGGAGATCGCTACGGAGAAACTCATGGACTTAGAGTTTCCAACCGATGCGTCATAAGCCTGTTGAAACATACTCAGGCTTAACTGTTGTAATAGACACGCCCTCGCGGTTCGACCGACACGTTCTTTTGAGCGGTTACGCGGGGGCGTTTTTTGACTCTACAGTTGCAGTTGGTCGGGACTCTTGTGACTTGCGTACCCTACCTACGTTGGGTGCTGGGCTACTGCCGGGGACGAAGGTAGTCTTGTTGCTTGGTCGTAAGTCTTTGCATCAGCACAAACCTGGAGTAGGCCTCGATGAACAGAGGGGGAATCCGTGGGTAGAGGATGGCGTAACTTACATTGCATCGTATATGCCACAGGATGCCTTTGATCGTAAGAACTATTTCAATCCCAACGAAGAGTACGCCGGGGGTAGCGATGATGACAAGGTCACACACGGGAGGACTAAGCGACAGAACTGGAGATTCTGGTTGCGTAAGGATATCCGTAAGGCTTGTCGGTATCTGTTAGTAAAGCCAAGGATACGGGAGATAGGTGAGGTGATCTATCCCAAGCTTGAGGATGTCGTTGGAGACCTTACGGAGACCAAGGGTAAAGACCTGTTCTTTGACGTAGAGACTATGGGCGATTTGACGCTCACTTGCCTAGGTTATGGATGGTCAGACGCGGAGGCTATCTGCGTCCCTATGTATGAGATACCGCGTCAGGCATACTACTATGGTGGAAAGGGTACAGCGGAGATTTTAAGAGCCTTGGCGGTGGCATTTCGGGACAATACGGTGGTAATCCACAACGCTATGTTCGACCTCTTTGTCATGGCCTACAAGTACGGGATTCCCTTCCCTCGCAAAGTCTATGACACCATGCTTTCGCACCATCGACTGTACCCCGAAGTCGAGAAATCCCTAGGCCACTGCATCTCCCTCTACATAGACCGGGAGTACCACAAGAACGAGGGCGTCTTTGAACCCCGCAACCAGCAGCAAATCCTCTCCCTCTACCACTACAACGCCAAGGATGTCATCAGCCTAGCCCTACTCAAACCCAAGCTCGACCTACACGCAGCCCAACTCTACGCCAAGGAAAGCGTCCAGCAGGTAAACGACAGCATCATACCGTACCTGACTGCCATGTGCCAAGGAATCAACTACGACAAGAAAACCCTAGAGGACAAGATAGTCTACAACAACCGCTACTGCGCCCAACTCTCCCGTATGCTACGGCTGCTTGTCGGTTACGAACTCAACCCGAACAGTCCCAAGCAGGTTTCCAACTATCTCTACAACTGTATGCTGTATAGGAAGCCAGCCAAAGACCTAACGAATGAGAAGACTTTGTTGCAGCTACGGCTCAAGCATCCGAACCCTGTGCTTACCCTCATACTAAAGTACAGGGGAGTGGCGAAGCAGTCTGGCCAGTTGAAGTTCCCACCCTATGTTCCACGTGGAACAACCAAGGAGAGGATAACCACAGCCTACAATCTGGCCGGTACTACCACTTTCCGACTGGCTTCCAAAAGATTGCTTGGCAGATGGGGTACGAACGTGCAAAACTTTCCCAAGGGTTTACGTAAATTATTCCTTCCAGACAATGATAAAGTATTTGTCCAAGTGGATCAGTCGGGTGCAGAGGCACTCGTTGTTTCTTACCTCTGTACTGAGGGTAACTTTCGCAGTCTCTTTCTTCATGGGATTAAAAGTCATGTGTATGTTGCCCTTCGTTTGTTTGCCGAAGTGTGGTCTACAGAACTGGGCCGTTCAGTCGATGAGTTCTGCACTTCGCCAATTGCCCAAGTTAGCAGGCTGCGAGGATGGGACGAACTCGACCGCTTAATAAAGTCAAGCGACAACTGGAGCGCAGAGAAACGCTACTACTTCATTGCCAAGATGGTTTGTCATGCCAGCAACTACGGCATGAAGCCTCCTACCTTTAGGGTAAACCTACTCCAGAAATCCGAGGGCAAGGTCTCCATCTCAATGGCCGAGGCCAAGCGATTCCTTAACACCTACCACGATCTCTTCCCAGAAATACGCTTGTGGCACATGGAAACTATCAGTACGTTACGGCGTGAGGGTATCCTGAGAAATCTGTTTGGCTACCCCCGTGTATTCACGGCCAACATAGATGAATCCATGTACAAGGAAGCCTACGCCTTTGTACCGCAATCAACCGTAGGCACGATAACGAACATTACATTTACCAAAATGCAACAGAAAATAGAGAATCCCCAAGATCCACTATCCTCCATGAACGTGGATATCCTACAGAACAATCACGACAGCGTCCTGCTGCAATGCCCACCTGAACACGTAGACTATGTAGCCAAGGAGACGATGGCCATAATGAACTGTGATATGGTTTCGCCGCGTGGTGAGAAGTTCTCGATGAAGAGCGAAGCTTGTGTTGGCGATACATGGGGAGGTGTAGCGTGACGAACTTGGAGAAGTGGCGGTTTTATCTGGAAGACCTTGAGTCACCCGACCTCTACCTAGACTGGGGATTCTACTTTCTGATAAGCAGTTGCCTTCAGCGTAGGATATGGACTTCGCAGGGTATCAATGCAATCTACCCGAACCTGTTCATGTTGCTGGTCGGGCCACCCGCCTGTGGCAAGAGCCGTCTGATCTCCATGATCTCTGACATCATAGAGGACAACGAGCTAAAGGTAATGAGCAAGGACAAGAAAAAAACCGCGCCGCTCTTCCCCTACACCGCAGACAGCATCACGGCAGAGGCTCTCAGCAGATACTTGGCCGAAGAATGCACCAAGCTTTTTAACCTAGAGGATGGCAGCGACTACGTTCATGCGTCCTGTACCATGCTGATAGAGGAACTCGGAGTCTTCCTAAAGAAGCGTACCGAGGACACCGTGAATATGCTCAACCAACTCTACGATGCTCGCAACTACCGCTACTACACAAAGAAGCAGGGTAAAGACAACGTACAAAACGTGTGCGTGTCGATGATAGCAGGCACTACCCCGGCGTTCATCCGTGAGTGCTTCAATGAGAACCTCATATCCCAAGGCTTCACCTCCCGCTTCATTGTAGTCTACCAAGACGAGCCGCGCTTCCTCCGACAGTTCACCGGCTTCACGGACAAACATATCCAAGCTAGGGCAGACATTGTCCAGCACGTAAAGAAGCTGTCCAAACTCTGCGGCCCAGTACCCATGTCCAAAGAGTGCGCTGCCTACCACAAGAAACGCTACGAAAGCGGCTCGTACATAAACAATAGAATCAACACCAGTCCCAAGCTGGAGCTATACTACGCCCGTAAGAATATCCACCTACAAAAGCTGGCCCTCGCGGTGCAAATGGGCAACTCAGCAGAGTCCAAAGAGGTTACGCTGGAGTCATTTAAGTACGCGGAGAAATTCATTGCGGAGACCGAGCTTTTCATGCACCGTAGCTATGACCTAACAGGCAGAAATGTGATCCACGAGTTCACGCGGAAGCTTGGTGAGTACGTGAATAGCAAAGAGGACGGTGTATCCCACAAAAAACTATGGCTAGACTGGCACAGCGATCTAAAAAAGGACGAGCTAGAAGCAGCACTAGAGTTTCTAATGCAAACCGATCAGATCGTAGCTGCAAAGAAGGGCGGCAAGCTAGTCTACCTACCAAAATAAAGATAGCCAACCTCAACTTCAAGCTAAAGTTCATCAACCCTGACAGTAAGGAAATCTCTGACAGTCATGGGTGGGTAGACTTCAGCAGGGAGATCATAGCTCTCAACCCTGACCAATCACCAGAATCACTTCACGATACATTCTTACACGAACTAATCCATGCTATCTGTTATGTCATGTCTGTTAAGATGGAAGAGGGTGACGAGCAGATGACACGTAGGCTCGCCACAGGTTTGTGTATGGTATGGAAAGATAACAGGAAAGTATTCGAGTGGTGGCAAAATCTAATCTAACATGGTGGGAGAAGCAGCGGAAACTTGTGAAGGGCGAGTTAAGCGAGATGCTGGTAACTTTAGACGATATGAAGTTACCGAAAATTAAGTATGCCTCCTTCAGTATAAAGCAAAAGCAGATCGAGGAGTTAAGGAAGAAGCTGAAAATCTAGGCCTACCAGCTATCATTCCAGTACCAACCCCATGACTCGTACAGCTTATCGTTCACATTTCTGGTGTTCCAATCTCTGTTGTAGCGGCCTATCCCACCCATTATGACGTACCAGTTGTGGTTGTTGGGTTCTTCTATGGTTGATCGGTATCGAAGCCATGCCAGGTCACGGTTGTTTTGCGAGACTAAACGTGAGTTCATAGAAGTTGGGCTTCCCGCAGCCAGTGGGATGTTCTTGGTATCTTCCTCCAGCCAACGCTTGAACTCTACGTGGCCATCAATGAACGAGACTACAGACCCGCCGTTGTGGTAAACACCGGGCCAGTCTTGCGAGAAGATTTCCTTATCCCCTGACTTCAGAGGCACAACCCTGAAGTTACCGCTGTTTATAGAGGCGGCTGGCATCTCGATAAACGTGAATATCTGGGAGGGAGACTCCACATCTGCGTACTTATGGTACGTCTTATACTGCGTGTCGTACATAAACGGCCAGCCTGACCACCCACCTACGAAAACATTCATAGAGTAACTGCGAGGTCGAAGCTGCTGCTGTACGTTCGTACCACCCTCGCCAACAGCCTCCCAGCGACCTGTCCACTTAACTGTTGACTTGTCACCGGGACAGCGGAATATCCGCATCCCTGTGTAGGGTTTCAGCGGAGACCAGAACAAAGCCCTGTCTGTCTGCGCCCACGTTGTCCAGCTTGACGAGCCGCTCATCGAGTCAGCAACCCACGCCCAACGTGCTGACGGCTCATTGTGCCACGCACTTGCGTAGGGGAAACGATCATCATGGTCGCCAGCAAACTCCTTAACAGCCATGTTCAACTGCTTATGGTTAGATAAACAAGCTGCCTGCCACCCTGTCTGCTTGGCAGAAGCCAGTGCCGGTAACAGCAAGGCAGCAATGATCGCAATGATTGCAATTACAACCAGTAATTCAACCAGCGTGAAGCCGCGCTTTTTGCTAACAGACACATTAGCAAAGCTACGGAGTAAAAACCTACAGTCAAGAAGTTTTGTCTGTATCTAGTAAGTCCCAAGCGTTCTCGTAAACTGCGTACTTGCACTTTTTACCGCCGTAAATCTTTGTGGTTATGCAGTTAACTGTGTCGAAGGGCATTACCCAGAACTTGAGACAGTCCAAAGCGCAGCAGATAAAGAAGTCTACTGTGGATTTTTCGTACTTGGATTTCGTCTTGCAACCGTGGTTGGTTTGAAATTGAAAGTTTGGGGTAGAGGCGTTTGCGTGTAAGACCAAACCCTGCGTGGTCTTTATCTGTATCCGCCAGATTTTGTTGCCTTTGCTGGCTAGAAGATCGAAGGAAGAACTGTCACTTAGTGGGTGAGCTATGCCCCAACCATGTTCGAGAAGTTTTTCTGCAACCAGAAACTCCCCTCGCTGTCCAATGGTTCTGCGATTCTTTGTTGGGTCTGATTCTGGCAAAGGCTAAAGTTTTGTCGTTTCATTCTTTTTCTACTTTAACTACTGGTGTGTCAAGGTTTATCTCACTATCTACCGTAGCCCTTCTCTGCCAAGAAACCCGGCAAAGCTTCCTGCACGATCCGTTTACGTTCTTTGGCTAACAGAGCGTCACGTTCCTCCTGTCTTATTATATCCCTAACTGCATCCTTGCTTCTAACTCTTGCGATGAAGTCTGCAAACTTACGCGCTTCCCTTACAGAGTAAGCATCCTTTGCAGGGGGAGAAATCTTTGACGGCTTCTGGTAACCCTGCTGTAACAAGCTTTTGAACCTATTCGGATCTGGCTTACCTCTCACCAACGAACGCTTCCATGCGCTCTCCAGAAACGGCCTGACGTT